TATGGGAAGACCCTGAGACACCTGATGAACCTGCAAAGGTTACACATCCTGACCCTAATTGGATGGCCTGTGCATTGCAAGGTGGCATATTACCACCAGTTGAAGTATACTGGGAGTTAGCAAAGGATGAGGCAAAGCCAGACTTTGTAAAACATACAAGAGGATACTTGTTGCATAATACAAAGCCAGTTGAGGCAATGACAGAAGAAAGAGCTATAGAGTATTTAATTATGAAAGATATTCCACAAAGAGTGTGGAGAGATTATGATAAAGCAAATAAACCAAGAATGGTTATATGCAGAAAGAATCAACTTCCTAGCACTAGAGTATGGCGAAATGCTTGGAAGATTAATGAAGAATTAACCATACAGAAAGATGAGGTGGCTTAAATGGCAACAACAAATATAGTAGATAAGGATGGTAATACTATTGCAGCATCAGATGCAACTGTGCCATCAGATAGACATTTTAGAAATGCTTGGACATTATCTGGTAAAACAATAACAGAAGATCTAGCAGCATCTAAGGTTATATTTAAAGATAAAATTAGAGAAGTTAGAACTCCGTTATTAGCAGCAGAAGATGTCGTGTATATGAAAGCATTAGAAGCTGGAGATAGTTCTGCACAAGCAGCTAGTGTTACAAAGAAAAAAGCATTGAGAGATGCACCTGCTGCAAAAGCAATCACAGATGCAGATACTATTGCAAAGTTAAAAGCAGCTTGGGATACAAGTGTATTAGGCGATAGTCCATACGCATAGGAGTAAAATATGGCTTTAACTAAAATTACAGGTGAAGGTGTAGGAACATTAGATTCTGCAACAATTTCTACTGCTGATAACACTGACCAACTTACACTTATATCTACTGATGCAGATGCAAATAGAGGTCCTAGATTAGCACTTACTAGAAACTCTGGCAGTCCTGCTGATAATGATGTAGCAGGTACAATAAAATTTAATGCAAAAAATGATGCCGCTGAAGATATAGAATTATTTGAAATAAACACAACTATAACAGATGTTTCTGATGGTACTGAAGATGCTAAAATGACTATCAATGGTATTATTGGGGGTGCATCAACTAATAGAATTAATTTAACTGATACTGAAACAGTTTTTAATGATGATGGTGTAAACCTAGACTTCCGTGTTGAGTCAGATGTTAATACTCATGCTTTTGTTGTAGATGCAGCAGAAGGTGATATATTCATAAATGGTTCTGCTTTTGCAAGTGGTGCAAATCGTAAACAGTTTGAAATCAATACTAATGCAACAGCTTTAAGGTCTGGCACTAGTTCTACTAGCACAGCATTTCATGAAGAGTTTCACAATCCAAATGGTACTATAGGAACTATAAGCACTAATGGTTCTAGTACAAGTTTTAATACTTCATCAGACTATAGATTAAAAGAAAATGTAGTTACTGATTGGGATGCAACCTCAAGATTAAAGCAATTAAAGCCTAGTAGATTTAATTTCATAGCAGATGAAAATACTACAATAGATGGTTTTCTTGCACATGAAGTATCAAGTATAGTTCCAGAAGCAGTAACTGGAGAAAAAGATGCAGTTGATGATGATGGCAATATTGTGCCACAATCAATAGACCAATCTAAGCTAGTGCCACTACTCGTAAAAACCATACAAGAATTAGAAGCTAGAATTACAGCGTTGGAGACTGCGTAATGGCATATATAGGGGTCAGTCCTTCTAATGGAGTAAGAAACAGATTTCAATACCAAGCAACTGCAGGGCAGACTAGCTTTAGTGGTTCTGATGCTAACTCATTAACACTTACCTACACAGATAGCTTGTACATGGATGTGTATCAGAATGGTATCTTGCTTGTTCCAGGAGATGACTATACTGCAACTACAGGTACAACTGTCGTACTTGTGCAAGGTGCATCACTCAACGACATTGTGGAGATGGTTGTATATGATGTGTTCTCTGTTAATGAGACATACACTAAGACTGAATCAGATAACAGATACCCATTCAAAGGTAACAACTCAATCATCAGATTAAATGGACAGACAATCAGTGCAGATATTACAATAGATAGTGATGAGAATGGTGTAAGCGGTGGTCCTATAACACAGTCAGCAACAGTCACTGTTAATGGATATTGGAGTATTGTATGACAAGTCAATTAAATGTAGATACCATTGTAGATAAAGCAGGGTCAGGTGGCACGAATGTAAAGGTAGGTAATACGTCTACCTATGTGTCTGATGGTGGTGCAGTTACACAAAATACTGTTAT